CTCACTTCCTGTTAGTTTGGCTATCAAACTGAAAACTGAAAGGAACCAATCTCGAACTGTTAGTAGAGCAGTTGAGAAGTACCTCAATGATCGAGAGGAATTTTCACCCGCAGATATTCCATACAGGCAAATGTTGGCGGCCATTCATGCTCGAGATGAGTGCCCAGACCATTTGAAATCCTTAATCCTACATGAATTAACCAAAAAGTGACGGATTTCGGGAATTGCTCCAAAAGGATGTCCGATTGAAAGTTTATTTTTGGCTCAAAATCGAAGTTTCGATCATACTGCAGACTTGATCCCTGGCCCCGCATTCCGGAAAATCAGTTGTCAACATCCTGAGACTCTTCTTTAATGATGGAAATAATTGCTTCTTGGTCGGTAATGTCGTATTCTTCCATTAGAATGTAATAATTGACGCGACTATTTGCAATTGTATTTGTGACCGACGGAAAAATAATGTTTAGATCGCGAACTACGATGTGGTCCGGGTCGACGAGATCGAAATAAGACACGCCCGAAGTGTTAGGTTGACCGGTTGCGTAGCATGCCCACGCGATTTCGCGGTTGTCGGAACCGTCAGAACGCGAGGAAGTAATGTCAACTCCCATCGATAAATGCGCTTCGGACTCGAATTGACCACCAGCTGAACCGGTCATGTTTGAATTCCAAATGCGGAATTCGATGATTCGGTACCCAACATTGATTCGACCATCATCAAGAATCAATTCGCGCCTTCCTGTGTTAGGATTTGCGCCGCTCGATCGAGCAGGGAACTTGACTGTTCCTCGAAGGGTTCTAACGCGATCTCTACGCTTCATTACATCTTCCTCCGTAGTTTGTGTGCATAAGCCATGATTTTAGCCTGCGTGGCCCCACTCCTTAGAGCACCGTTCTTCTTACGGTAACGGGCGTTAGATTGCTTCAATGCCTTGGACATTTTCGGGTCCTTACGCTTTCGCTTCGGTTTAGGTACAGTGGGGTTGCCAGTTGAACTCAAGATCTTAGCGACTTCTAGTGCAATGGATTCCACAGCAGTGGGGGCAACCACATTCAAGGGCGCTTTGAGTTGCGGGGGAAGGGGAATCCGAGCCACGCCAGCACCTACGAGGAAGTCTGCGGCCGCTCGTAGGGCCTCGGCGCGTTCTGCGTCAGTTGCCATAGGTCATCGCCCTCACTGTTGGGAAAGTGCAAGGGCCATTGCTGCTGCTTGTGTCATTGTCTCAACTGTGCATTCTAGAACAATTGAAACAGCACTTAGAGCATCAATGCCTTGGATAGTGCCCAAGTACATTTGCTCAACCGCGATGAGGTACCCGTCTGTCCAGTCTTGTGGACCGGCGTCCAAAGACTCGTTAAGTATTGTTAGATCGGAAGCGGTGTCTGCGGCAATAGCAAGGGCTCCGGACGCAACAACGCTACGATTGTTAAGGTCGACCAACGCGCTTTGAGATTGCGTGGTCAGTTGGAACGAGACATCCGTAACAACAGATGGAGTGAGGTTGGCTACGGACTCACCAGCGTTGCCATATTGAACGGAGATGTTGTGAATGCGGAGGACAGATTTGCCCAATGCGTCGACATATGCGCCTAGATCGATTGCGTTTTCTGTGTAGGTACCCGGTGCTCCGAGTTTTGTCTGTGCTCTAATGAAGAATGAGTCTGTTCTGCCCATGACCCTATCATGATAGGAGGATGTTATTAGTAATAGTGATATCAATAAACCCTTGAGGTATGCCGGCCTTGGCAGTGTTGTGGAGCGCAGTGACACAAATATGCCTTCGATCTACCTGAATTGGAGATACTTACATAAGTAATCGACCAAAGGCAATAACATGTGCATTCAATGTTCACAATGTCGAGCCTGTTTTTACTGCCAATATGCCCCATCAGGGGGGAAACGAGAGGGATATGATCCGAAATGGTGTCCGAGGGACTTCCACTTTGTTTCTCGATGCTCAAATTGTCCTCAAACTACCAAGGTGATTGGATGAATATCAACAGAACCTTCTCACTTCCTGTTAGTTTGGCTATCAAACTGAAAACTGAAAGGAACCAATCTCGAACTGTTAGTAGAGCAGTTGAGAAGTACCTCAATGATCGAGAGGAATTTTCACCCGCAGATATTCCATA